TACACGTAGGTTACGAAGGAGACGTAGGTGACTTAGGATACTACATCCAAGGTGGCCCTGCACTCGTCGGAGCAGACGGCGTAGATGGGACCAATGAATTCTCAGGTAAGCTCGGAGCTTCCGTAGCAGCATCTGAGAAACTCGATGTGTATGGTGAAGTATCATTCATTACTGATGAAGATACGGATAACGCATACGGCACTAAAATTGGTGCTAAATATAACTTCTAAATGAAGTGTGCGTAATCACTATAAACTACCACTAGATATCTGGTAAGCGGAACTTATCAGATTGTCTGATTCCTATACTAATTTATAACCATGGCTTATAACGCTAATGCTACAAACGGTGGAGTAGTATACTCACCACAAGAACCTTATGTTAAGGTTGTTACTGCTGATGTATCAGTTGCTAGTTCTACAACTCTTGTAGATGTAAGTGAACTAGATCTTAGAATTGGTAAGTACGAAAGGATTAACTTTAAGTACAACGTATTCTATAACACAGCTGCTACTCCAGACTTCAAGTATCTTATTGATACCCCTGCAAGTTTGACTACATACCGTGTAGCACAGAATGGTTGCGACCATGCTGGCGCTGCTCTAGCTTCTATCATTACTGCTGAAGGTTCTGCGATTGCTATCACAGCATCTGGTACTGATGGATGTCTACAGCTATCCGGTACTATTGAGAACGGCGCAACAGCTGGTGACCTTAAGTTCCAATTTGCACAGAACACATCCGATGCGACTGCTGCAAAAGTACTTGAAGGATCTAGTGTAACTTACTACCGCTTCTAGTGGTAGGGAGTGGAGGCACCTCAGAGTCGGACCTCCTCTCCATTGGCTTTTGGCCCACTAAGGTGGATACCCTTAAGCTGTCTAGACGGTGGGAGAGACCACAAATATAACGCGAAAAAAATTTTCTCAACGTTGAGAGTCTGTCAATTATACTCTCTAAATAACAATGGCTAATGCCACACAAACCGTACTAGGTACCCTGAATAAGGCGGTGACCAATACCGCTGGCTCACAGGATTATGATACCAAGTATAAAACCTATCTGAAACTGTTCTCAGGTGAGCTGTTCAAAGCTTACGAAAGTGCTACGATTGCACGAGATACAGTACAAAGACGTACCCTGAAGAACGGCAAATCATTGCAGTTCATCTTCACGGGACGCATGCAAGCTGCCTACCATGAACCAGGCACACCAATCCTCGGATCTGGTGATCCTCCAGTAGCAGAGAAGACGATCATCTGCGACGACCTGCTGATATCCTCAGCCTTCGTCTATGATTTAGATGAGACTCTTGCTCACTACTCCCTAAGAGGAGAGATCTCCAAGAAGATTGGTCACGCACTAGCTGAGGCTTATGATAAGAAGATCTTCCGTCAAATTGCAAAAGCTGCAAGAGAAGCTCATCCTATTACAGCATCACCAGGTCCAGAACCAGGTGGTACTCAGATTAAACTAGGTGCTAACAAAGAGTACGATGCACAAGCATTAGTAGATGGCTTCTTCGAGGCCGCTGCTGTACTCGATGAAAAGAATGTACCTAAGCAGGGTCGTACTGCAGTGCTAAACCCACGTCAGTACTACGCTCTTGTCTCACAAGTCTCATCTAACATTCTGAATCGTGACTACGGTAACAACTCCGGATCACTTCAGTCTGGTGAAGGGCTAGTAGAGATTGCTGGTATTAACATCAAGCGTTCTAACAACCTTCCATTCTTGGCAGGTACCATTAACTCACAATCTGGTGAGAACAATGATTACTCTGCTGATTTCTCTAACCATTGTGGTTTGATTTATCAGAAGGATGTAGCTGGTGTTGTAGAAGCAATCGGACCTCAAGTGCAAGTAACTTCTGGAGATGTGTCAGTCCTTTATCAGGGCGATGTAATTCTAGGACGTCTCGCAATGGGAGCCGGAACTCTTAACCCTGCAGCTGCAATCGAATTCCTTAACACTTGAGGTAGTTTATGTCAGTTGCTCCTGGAACATGCAAGAAGCAAACCCAAACCACAGGTATGGGTACTGCTAGATCCGTTACTAAGAACATGCCAAGCCCAGTAGAATACGGTCGTACCGTACAAGCTGATGGCTTGGCTGCACTTAAGTATGGTGCTTGTTAATCTTTATCAATAAAATATCATGGCTGTAAATGCTGCAACAGCAGCTGGAAACAACGGTGTTTCTGGCGCTACAGCTGGTACCCAAGCATGGCGGAAGTCAGTAGCTGGAACTCAAGGCGGAACGTACTCACGTTCAGCCGTCAAATCGATTACTAGTAATCTTAGATTTGCTTATGTAGTTCCTGACTGCGATACCCCTGGTAACCAGCGATAACAAACATACACGGGAGGGTTTCACGACCCTCCTTTTTTTTATTCACATAAATTCATATGGCCTATCCTACTTATGCTGTGTCCACAGAACTGGATGCTGTTAATCAAATATTAAGCTCAGTGGGACAGGCTCCTGTCGCCACACTCAACCTTCAGAACCCTGAAGTAGCTATCGCCCTGACTACATTAAGAGAAGTAAATAAAACAACACAAGCTGAAGGATGGACCTTCAACATTGAACGTCACTATAAGTTAACAGCAGACTCTGTTACTTTTAAAATAGAATATCCTTCTAATGCTTTAGCTATAGATACATATAAGTATCAACACTTCGATGACTTCAACCCAGTCAGACGTGGTGGGTTCTTATATGATAGGAATGAGCATACATATGAATGGAAAGATGGTACAGATCCACGTGAATTAACTTGTGATATCATATGGTATTGGGAGTTCTCAGACGTACCACCTGCTGTCCAAGCATATATAACTGCCAAAGCTGCACGACTATGTGCTATTAAAATGGTAGGTGATAAAGAACTCTATGCTTTATTACAACAACAAGAAATTGAAACCAAAGCTGCTGCCCTAGAGTACGAAACACAACAAGGTGACTACTCAATCTTTGGTTGGAAAGATACAGAAAATTATCATAACACCTATCAACCGTACCACGCATTGCAAAGATGAGTACAGTAACACAAAATATACCACACTTTTTAAGTGGTATATCACAGCAGCATGATAAGAAGAAGTTCCCACACCAACTTAAAGATGCTATAAATACATACCCTGACTATGCTTTGGGTATGTTGAAGAGACCTGGAGGTAAGTTCTTAGATAACTTATACGGTGCTACATCTACAGGTAAATGGTTCTCTATACTTAGAGATGCTGATGAAAAATATATAGGACAATATGATAACAATGTTTTCCGAATCTGGAGTCTCTTTGATGGCAGTATGAGGAAGGTTGATATGGGTACTAACACTGGTGTCCCTGGTGGGTGTAACTATACCAATCTGCAAACAGATGTCTTAGCATACAACAGTGCTATCTCTACTACTGATACTAGAACTACTGAATTAAACACATCACAAGCTACATATTCTGAGACTAATGATGGTCAGACTGCTACTACTGTAAGTTTATTTGAGACAGAATTTAACTATAACCTAGCTGATGGTACTACAGAAGAAACACTTAAGTCTGGTATACTACAGCAATCAACAGGTAATATATATACAACAAAGAAAAACGGTACTATAATAGGTACACCTGGTACTACGTTACCTACTAATTATACATTAGGTAATGAAAGAACATCAGAACACCCAATAATAGCATCGAAAGGTTATAAGGTATTCGAAGCTGTTGAAACTGTAGCTGCTACACATAACAACAGTCAGTTGACAGCTGCTAACACAGCAATGGGTACAGCACAGACTAATTATAATAGTGCTGTAACAGCTGAAGCTACTGCTAAAACAAACTATGATGCAGAAGTAACTGCCTGTGCTGTGTCTAGTGTACCTAGTAATGCATACTTAAAAGATGCTACCGCTGCTGATATTGAATTACTAACACTTAATGATTATACATTTGTTTTAAATAGAAAGAAGACGGTAGCATGGACAGCTGATACAGTAGCTGCTCTACCTCATCAATGTTTTATTGTTATTAATATAGCTGCTTATAACTCTAAGTATGAAATTAAATTAGGTGGTGATACATTCCAGTATACAACTGCTGAAGATGCATCCGCTGGTGATGCTGACGCTTCGACTATCACTACACAGTTAGCTACTCTTATTAATGCAGACGCTGACTTTACAGCATACGCTGTTGGTCCTGGTATCTATGTATCCAGTTCAGCTGCTTTTACAGTTAACGTAATTGGTGGTTCACAAGAGAATGCTGTCTATGCATTCCAGGATAAGATAACTACTGTAGCTCAGTTACCTATACAGTGTAAGGATGGTTATAAAGTTAAAGTAGTTAACAGTGCGAATATAGCTGAAGATGATATGTGGGTAGAGTTTCAAACTACAGCTAGTGCTTCTACTGGTCCTGGTACATGGGCTGAAAGTAATGAGCCTGGGCTTAGTTATAAGTTAGACCCTCTAACTATGCCTCATCAATTAGTGAGGAAAGCTGATGGTTCATTTGAATATGATCCTGTTACTTGGGAAGATAGAGATGTAGGTGATGGTTTAACTAACCCTGCTCCTACCTTTGTAGGTGGTGAGATTAGAAACATGTTCTTCTTTAGAAACCGTTTTGGTTTCCTAAGTGGTGACACTGTTGTAATGAGTAGAGCTAATTCATTCTTTGACTTCTTTGTAGGATCCGCACAAATTGCCGCAGCTGATGACCCAATCGATATTTCTGCTTCATCTACTAGACCTGTATTCCTTAACTACGTTAAGACTACGAGTGCCGGTTTGGTTATGTTTAGTGATACTGAACAATTCTTACTATCTACTGACTCTGACATTCTAAGTCCTGAGACTGCAAAGATTAATGGACTATCTGCCTTCGAAGCTGATACTAATATTGAACCTATTAACTTAGGAACATCAGTAGCTTTTATATCTAAGACTCCTTTGTGGGCTAGGTTATTCGAACTATCAGGCATCAGTCTAACTGACCCTCCACAGATGTTCAACACATCTAGTATTGTACCTGAATTAATACCTGCGACTATAGATAATATAGCAGGATCTCCTGGTATGAGTATCATATCATTAGGTCAGTCAGGTACTAATACACTATATCAATTCAGATTCTATCAAGTACCGGAAGGTAGGAAAGCTTCTACTTGGTATAAGTGGGATCTAACAGGTAATCTTGTAGATCAATTCTTCGATGGTAGTACATTCTACGCTGTCGTAGCTAATGGATCTAATATATCTACAATATCTATTGACCTTAGACAGGCTAGTGATAGTGGATTCTTGACTCTACCTACTGGTGAGAAGACTGACGTATGTATGGATATGTATAACACTAATCCATATAGGACATATGATTCCGCAACTAATACCACTAGAGTATTCCTACCGTTTGTACATATGACAGGTAAATCTTTAGCTGTTGTTGCATTGGGTGGTTATATTGGAGGAGTCACACCTGGTGGTGTAGGTGCTATATTATATCCTACTGTAGCTGGTTCAGCTCCTAGTGAGTATGTAGATATTGCAGGTGATTATAGAGGTAAGAATATTATTATCGGGTACATCTATACAATGACTATAGATCTACCTAAGTTATATTATAGTCAACAGAAAGGAGAACTTCCTACTGCTGATTATTCTGCTGATCTAATTATACATAGACTTAAAGTCTCTACAGGTCTTAGCGGTCCTGTTAAGTATAATGTTAATTTAACTGGTATACCAGACCGAACACATACGGTTAGTATTGTACAACCTAATGTGTATGCTTTGAACAACGTAGCTATGGCTGCTGAAGCTGTACATGATGTCCCAGTATATCAACGTAACGAGAACATATCACTTAGTATTATAGGTGATACTCCGTTACCAGTCAGCCTTTTAGGTATGAACTGGGAAGGAAAATACAACAAAAAATTCTACAACCGTGTTTAATAGGGAGGAATAAATTATGCCAGCCGTTTATGCAGGTATTTCCGCAGGAGCTTCTTTAGTTAGTGGCTTCTTTGGAGCTAGATCTGCAAAGGACTCAGCTAGAAGACAAGCCGCTCAGCGCAAAGCAGAGCAAGATAGAGCATTTGCGAATCAAGCTGCACAGACTGCTTACGCAGCTGAGTTTACAAATCAGATGATAGGTCAGTACAATGAACGTACTACTGAAGAATATGATATACGTCTAGGGCAATATAAACAACAATTAGAATTAAATAATCAAGCTGCTAATGGAGCTTTCTCTGCTGAACAAACTAGATTAAATGAACAGTTTGCTAAAGCTGCATTTACTAGACAAGGTATGATGAGAGAATTATACCGAGCACAAGGAGAGGCAGCAGCTAGAGGTAGTGGAAGAGCAAGTAAATCAGCTAAAAGAGCAAACCTACTTAACTCACTTGGTGAATTTGGTCGAGCCAATGCGATGGTAAGTAGGAATTTAATGTCTGCAAGACGTGGTAGTAAATCTAGAATGGATGCATTAGCTGGTAAGCATTACCAAGGTGATCTTTCAGCATGGTCTAAGGTTGCTATTGCACCTCGTATGATGACACCTAAGACAGGTGCCGGTCCTAGCCTACAATCACCAGTAGCTGCTATGAGTGTACCAGGTATTGGATTTGGTGACATGATGTCTATAGGTGCAGGTGCTGTAAGTTCAGGGTTAAGTACTTATGGTCAAGCAAAGGGTGGTAATTGGGACAAATTCTGGGTATAAACATGATGAACAATCCTAAAAAATTTAAAACAAACATAGGGTTTGAGTCATTCGACGAAGCCGGTAACTTTGAGCCAATCAAAGTACCTGACTTTAAACCCTACCTAGATGCTAATAGAGCCGCAGAACAGAGAGATATACAGACACACATGGACTTAGGTCTTAAAGATCTGAAGAACCAACAAGACCGTACAGCAGGTGTCGAAGCTTACAACGCTGTAGTACAACAGTACATAGCTGAAAGTGGCTTAGCTAATGCTAAACATTTATCTAAATCACTTGAAGGTATAGTAAATGCTGGTATAAAAATCTATGATCAACAGGCTCGTAATAATGCTGCAATAGATTTTGATAAAGCATTAAGAGATGGTGAGGTAGCACCCATCCAAGCTATATTAGAATTCAATGCATTATCTGATGGGGAGAAGGTAAAATCTGAGAGAATACGAGCTATAGCTGGTAAGTATCATCAACTAAGGGAATTAGATGATGATAATCTTCAAAAGCTTTTCAACTTAGATGCTTGGAGACAAGGCCCGTATAGAATGCAGTTGATGATGAAGCATTACGGGAATCAAGTAAAAGGCTTACTTGATGGTAATAGTAATGTACCAATCACACTTGAAGAATTCCCTGGTCAGCAGTTTACATTAGATAATCCTGATGCTTGGCCTGAAGGTCATTCGTTTAAAATCAGAGCTGCATTAGAAGAAGCTAATATAGCTCAGATTGTAAAACAATTTGCAGGCTTCCCAGAAGAATTAATAGGTCAACATATAACACCTCAGATCATTAAATGGCAAGAAGGTAATGATGTTAACTTTGCTGATGATGTAAAGACAAGACGAGAAGGTACTATTAACCAAGAGATGGGTTTTGCCCTTTCAGTAGCTTATGGGTCATCAGATTCAAGAGACTTATATAAGACAGTACAAGAGCAGTTTAAGGATCTTTCTCATTTTTATGGACCTCAGCAAGCTAAGTTAGCTATATTTCAACAGCTAATGAGTGATGCAAAAGCAGGCTTATTATCAAATGCGAAAGCAAGAGAACTGTTGGATACAGTAATGGATCCTAAATCTAAGAAGCAACAAACGTATCGTGAATTCTTAGGTGAAAGATTTCTAGCTGAATATGATTTAGAATATGAAGCTGATAAAGCAGCAGTTGATAAAATTGGTACTAGAGAAAGAGCTCTAGGTGCTCATAAGACTCAACTTAAACATGATGTATTAAATTATGTAGCACAATATAAAAAAGATAATCATGGTGCATTTCCTCCAGCAACGGATCTACAAGGCCTAGTAGAGAAATGGGAGAAGACATACAATAGATCTGGTTGGGATGTTTTAACTGGTATATTACACGCAGAGAATGTTGATGATAATCAAGTTAAAGCGAATTTAGAATACCTTAGAAAAAGACAGGGTGGTAAATTAACAGAAGATCAAATTCGATATGCTTCACCAGATGTTCAAACTTATTTCATAGATAAAGGCCAAGTAACAGCTAGTGAATTAAAAGTTAATTTTGATACTGTAAAAGCTGATAAAGGTATTATTGAAGGTTATGTTAATGACCATATTACTTCAACATCTCCTTGGGCTCCAGGTGCTTTAAAGAAACAAACTATTGAGTCGGCACAAACTGACTATGTATTTCTATATCAAAAAAACTTAGACGGTGGGATGCCCCATCATCAAGCTAGTGAGGATGCCAAAGCTCGCGTTCAAAAGTTAATTACAGATAATAAGTATAGACTTGCAGAACGTCAGTTCGGTTCGAGTGTAGCTAAGAGCAATGCTGTAAGAGAAGAGTTCCAACAGAATGGTTATGATTATGCTATCCCTATAAGATCTTTAGAGGCTGATGTAGCGCAAATGGTAAATCTTTATGAAGCTACAGGTGGAGAAAAAAATGGTAAATTAGACATACCTCTCTCAATACAGAGATTTGCTAACATGGCTAAAATCACACCACAAGAAGCTGCTGTTTATCAGAGTCGTGGTAAGATAAAGCTGCCTGGTGTTGAATATAATCTTAATCAAAAAATAGGTAAGAATAATCTTATAACTATAAAAGGTACTAATCAAAGAGTAGTTAGAACTAATGTTGATAATCCTGGTATTTTAGTAGATCTCCAAAAACCAGAGTACAAAGGTGGTGAGTATGATGCTAAAGATAACAAAGGTACTGTAGTTAAAATAGATGTAGAAAGTTTAACCATAGCTGAAGTAATGAATCAATTAGAGCGTGGTAAAATTAAAACAGCTACTGGATATGAATTTACATATCTAGAATTAGTAAATGCTTGGGCTGATGCCGACTTAAATCCTGATTCTCTTATGACTCCTCAAATTCAAGAAATATTATATCAGCACAAACTAACACCAGGTGCCCATCCACACGTCGAACCCAGTGAAGAAGTATCCTTCTGGAATTCTAACTTTCTTTGGAGGACAGCATAATGCCAGTAAGCTCACGTTTTAATGAAGACGAATTTAAAGAGGCTACAGAAGCTGCAACTCAATTCGCAGATGAATTAGATCAAGAGGAGAAGCTACATACTGAAGCTCAACTTCTTGAACAGCAGCAAACTGAACAACGTGCTGCTGAGGTAAAGGACTCGCATTCAGCTAAAGATGCTTCCGAGTTCGGCCTTAAAGAAAATGTAAAAGAAGTACAAAATGCCTTAGTCGGTGGTGTTAGAGATACTGCTAGTTCTATCCTCACTGCACCAGAACGTATCATTGATATGGCATCTGGTGAGATGGCTAGGGAAGCTAAAGAGGACGGTGGTTATACACCAGACTGGAATCCACTAGGAAATGACCTCAACCCTATCACCAAAACTTGGTGGGGTGGTATGTTACGTGGTGGTGTACACTTCGGTACGATGGCTATACCTGTCCTAGGATGGGCTGGAAGAGCTGGTAAAGCTACCGGTATGGTAGGAGCTGCAACACGTGCTACACTGCTTAGTGGGAACACCTTAGTTAAGGGTGCCTCAGTCGGTGTGGTATCAGATATGTTCTCTGAATACTCTCAAGATGCCAATGGATTACAAGTATTAAGAGATAGATTTGGTTTTGTTGATACACCTTTCACTACTAATGACGCTGATCACCCAGCACTGAAGACGGTTAAAAACGTAGCAGAAGGAGCTGGTATTGGTGTCGTAGCTGACTTTGGTTGGCAAGCAATAGCTCGTAGAAGAGGTAAGTTAAAGGTAGTTGGTAAGACAGATAGGCACACTATGCAGAAGGTTGATAGACTGGATGCTACTGAGAGAGCTAAGGCTGAAGAAACTGCTAGAGGTTTGGTAGATGAAAATCTAAGAATAGCAACTTCTCAAAAACTATTTAATAAAGGTATTGATTTTAATAAGTTAACATCTGAACAACAATTAGTTCAGATGTCTTTAGTCAAACAGAAAGATCGTAGTGGTAGGTATAGAACCTGGTCACCTCCAGGTGAAGATAATTTAGCTAGAGCTGAGCGTAAAACAACTGAACGTACTGATAGTATTAATAATCAGATTTCTGAGAAAGCAGAAGTAGAGATGGATGATCCCGGTTATAGAGGTCATAAAAATATATCTGATCCTTGGCAAGGTTCTCCTAATTCAACTGGTAGTGCTTGGGATGTAAGTAAATCTCTAAGAAGGATTGATAAAGAACTAGGTTCAGAGCTAGGTTCAACTGATAGCCTCATTACACCTGCAGCTGCTGAAGCGTTAGCTGAGAATGGTTTAGGTGCTAAGGGTATTACACCTGCATTAGCCAAAAGAATGGCAGATGACCCACGCTTCCAAGCTCTAGTTAGTAACTTAGAAAATAAAGGAAGAGGTTTAGAAGAAGCCTTTGAAGATGCATTTTCTAGATTCCAAGAAGTACTTGGTGGACGTAATGCTGGTGAATTAAGCCCTGAAGAATTCTGGGGACCGATACAAGCTGATGTTGTGAATAGATTCGGTAGCATTGAATCATGGGCTATAGAAGATATCATAGCTGGTGATTTAATACAAGAATCTCTATTCAAACAATTACGTGATAGAGCTATAGCATCTAGAGAACTAATAGATGTAGCTGATATTAATGATATAGATGGCCCTCTTAAATATATAAGAGATAATCTTATTGTAGGTATGGAGCAAACAAAGCGAGCTAGATTTCTACTTAGCGAAGCAGGTAGACAGATGGCAGCTTCAAGAGGTGGTCAGAAGTTAGTGAATCAGGCTTTATCTGAAATACATTCTACTACTAAAGGTCAAGTTGATATGATGCTTGACTTAGCTAACCAAGCTCCTACTGATGACTTCCTGAGATCTCTATTAGAAGCCTTCTCAATGTCTAATAAGATTAGTAACTGGACAGATTTTGATAATTATATGCGTGCTAAATTGATGGGTACTACAACACCTCAAGGTATCAAACAAACTGGTCAGATGATCAGAGAGCTTCAAGGTGTAATGATACACAGCATCCTGAGTGGTCCTAAGACTCCTTTAAGAGCTATTATGGGTACAGGTAGTGCAGTATTCACACGTCCTATGGCACAGACTTTAGGAGGTGCTATGAAGTATGCTTCATCTGGTTTTACTGATAGTTCTATGTTAAAGCAGTCCTTAGCTACTGCTAACGCTATGGTAGAATCTATACCAGAAGCTTATGAATACTTCTTTAGTAGGTTGAATAGTTATTGGGCTGGTGATATATCCACAATTAAGACTAGATATGCTGAATATACATTAGGAGATAAACACTGGGATCTAGTAAGATTCTGGGCTGAAGATCCTGCTAGAACTGCAGGTGAGAAAGCAGCTTTTAATATAACTAATACAGCTAGGGCTGCTAATCAGAATGGCTTCCTTACTTATTCAACTAAGTTAATGGCTGCTACTGATGATGCCTTTACTATGATTTTAGCTAGAATGAGAGCTAAAGAGAAGGCTATGATAGCAGCATTTGATGGGCAGAAGTCAGGTGTAATACCTGATGTAACTCCTAATCTAATTAAAGAGTATGAAGCTAGGTTATATGATGAAATATTTGATCCTCAAACAGGTGCTATAAGTGATAGCATGCTGAAATATGCTAGAGGAGAAGCTACTCTTAGTAAAGATTTAGGTCCATTAGGTAAAGCTATGGATGATCTCTTTAGTAAGCAGCCGGCATTGAAACCTTTCTATCTATTTGCTAGAACAGGTATCAATGGTTTAGAGTTATCCTTTAAACATATTCCAGGATTCAACTTCTTAGTTAAAGAGTTCAATGATATTGCTAGAGCCACACCTGATGATTTAACTAATGTTGTTAAGTATGGTATTGAAACTGCAGAAGATTTAGTTAATGCTAAAGCTCTACAGAATGGAAGGCTAGCAATGGGTACGGGTGTTATCTTTATGGCAGGTCAACAGTATCTAACTGGTGGTCTGACAGGTAATGGCCCATCAGATCCTGCAACTAAACGTGTGTGGGAAGCAGCCGGTTGGGTACCACGTTCTATTAAGTTAGGTGATGTCTGGGTTGGATATGATTCCTTTGAACCATTCTCTAACATCCTAGCTGCAGTAGCAGACATGGGTGATAACCAAAGATTGATGGGAGATGAATGGGCAGAGCAAGGGTTACTTGCTCACGCTATGATCATTAGTAAAGGTATGGTAACTAAAACTTACCTACAAGGTGTTCAACAACTTTTCGGTTTATTTAGTAAAGATCCTAAGAAGCTTGAGAAATTAGCTGCTGCATTAATGAACAATGCTATGCCTCTAGCTGGTCTTAGAAATGAAATAGGTAAAGTAATCAACCCTCATATGAAGGAGTTGAACTCCGGTTTTGCTGATCAGATAAGGAATAGAAACTTATTCATGGAAGGGATTGCTAGTGCACAACTTCCTACTAAATATGATATATTAACAGGTCAACCTGTACGTGATTGGGATCCACTAACTAGAATGTATAATGCTATAAGTCCTATATCTTTGAACTTTGATAGTTCTAAAGGTAGACAGTTTTTAATGAATAGTAACTACGATTTACGTGTAACTACATTAACAGCACCAGATGGTACTTCTTTAGCTGATCACCCTAGACTTAGATCTGAATTCCAACGATTGATTGGTTCACAAAACTTAGAAGCTAAACTAGCTGAATTAGCAAAAGATCCAAGAGTACAAGCTTCTCTAGTTGAAATGGAATATGACTTAATGTCAGGTTTTAAACAAAAGAACCCTATGAATTATGCTCATAATAAATTAATTAATGGTTTATTCCAAAGAGCTAGAGGATTAGCATGGGCTCAAATGAGATCTGATCCTAATGTAATGATGTTAATAAGAGCACGTCAGAAAGAAGAAGCATCAAGATACAATACCAGTAGAAATCCTGAACTTGGCCGCCTACAATTACAGGAAGCAAAACAATTACTTGAAATGCAAAACAGGTAACACATGGCCTATACAATTGAAAATAACTATACAGGAAACAATTCCACCGTCCTGTATTCATTCACATTCCCATATTTAGAGACAACTGATATCAAGGTATCCTTGGATCAGATTGATACAACTGCATACACACTAGCCAGTGCTACACAAGTCCAATTCAACACAGCCCCTGGGCAAGATGTTGCTATTAGGATATATCGAGATACAGAAATTGATAGCTTAAGGGCTGAGTTCTTCTCTGGATCTGCTATTAGATCACAGGATTTGAACGAAGACTTTAATCAAACACTGTATAATACACAAGAAACAGAAGCTGCTGTAGCTAATAAGTGGAATAAAACCACTGATAGTATAGACAGTACAGAGACGTGGGTAAGTAATAATACAAAACTTGCTACTACTGGTGCTATAGATGCCAGAGTAGACGCCAAACTAACTAGTAAAGTTACAGATGACCTAGTAGCTGGGACTGCAGTTGTAATAACTGATAATGCTCCTAGTACAGGCAAAGTTACAATCGGTGTAGATCCTCAGTTAGAAACCTTAGCTGGTATGGGTAGCTCTGAAGCAACAGCTTTAGTAGCACTCAGTGCAGCTGAGCTTGGAACTATTGATGGTGTCACATCAACTACTACAGAGTTAAATATATTAGATGGTGTAACAGCCTCTACTACTGAAATAAATAAGTTAGATGGTTTAACAGCTTCTACAACAAACCTTAATTTAACAGCATCAATTACTGCGAGTGCTAGTGAACTGAATACATTAGATGGTATCTCAGCTTCTACTTCAGAACTCAATCTAATGGATGGAGTCACTTCAACTACTGCAGAACTTAACTATGTAGATGGAGTTACATCTAATGTACAGACTCAATTAAATAATAAGCAACCATTAGATGCTGATCTAACTGAACTATCTAGTATGCAGACAGGAGCAGCTGCAAAGCTTAAGCTTCTAACTTCAGATGAATTAGATAGAATAGATGATCTTACTGCATCTACAACTGAATTAAACATACTTGACGGTGTTACTGCAGCTACTGCAGATATAAACCAGATACAAGGTTTAGCTAAAGAGACAACTATCACTGATGATGATGCTAAATTCCCTACATCAGGAGCTGTTGTTGATTATGTAGGTACGCAGGTATCAGGTATCAACGGTGTTGAACTGATAGCAGATGATGAATCATTCGCTAATACGATCCCAGCCGCAGGTACTGTAGTTAGTATCTCTGACGCTGGAGGACTTACAGTTAACTCTAGTGGTGTATCTACTAATGGTGATACCCTTGATAATACAACTGTAACAATCAATGGATTCCCTACCGAATTAAGAGGTGGAGAAGGTGGTAATGCTAACCCATATGTTATAGCAGCTGGTACTGGTTTACTTCTTAAATCCACTGGATCTAGCCATACTTATACTTACCACCAGGTGATGATAAGAGAGGCAGACTTTGTACAGTTAAGTGATGATATAAACGACTTTAACAGTAGATATCGTATAGCAGGTTCTGCACCTGGATCTAATAATGATGAAGGTGACCTTTACTTTGATACTGGCTCCAATAAGATGTTCGTCTATGACGGCTCTGCATGGGGTGAGGTGACATCTACAGGTGACTTTAAGTATTTAGTCCTATGTAATGCAGGTACAACTAATGCTGCAACCTATAATGGTTCAGATGTTAGCTATGATCTTAAAGAGAATACTACAGGTGGAAGTGCAGCTAGTATAACTAATGCAGCACAACTGATGGTTAGTGTTAACGGTGTTATACAGAAACCTAACACAGGTACTAGTACAGGAGGTCTAGACGGATTCGTCATGACTGATGCTGATACCATTAAGTTTACTGCAGGACCACCAGCTAATGCTGAGGTCTTTGTAATACAATCTGGTTCAGCTCTAGCTATTAATACTCCTGGTGATAATACTGTAACAGCAGCTAAGACAGATATGTCTATAGTTCAAGGTGATGTTATCTATGGTTCAGGTACTGATGCTTGGGCTAGATTACCTGCTGGAACTAATGGATACTATCTGAAGACACAAGGCTCTGGAGCTAACCCTGTATGGGCAGCTGTATCTCAATACAGCACACCTTTAACAACTAGAGGTGATATACTCTTTAGAGACGCATCTGGAGATCAGAGACTCGCTAAAGGTACAGATGGTCAATACCTAAAGATAGGTGCTAATGACCCTGTATGGGCTGACGTTGTAGGTGCTGTAGCTGATGGATGTATATTCGAGAACGATCAAACAATATCAAATAATCATACTATTGCTTCTGGTAAAGGAGCACACAGTGTTGGACCTATAACGGTCAATGCCACTGTAACTGTAAACGGAAACTGGGTAGTTAGCTAATGGGAATTACAATTGATGGAAGTTCCGCTGCAGGTAATATCGACCTGGGGACCAATGGAACAATAACAGATTTAGCCGTAGGTGGACTACCAGACGGCACAATAGATAATGGATGCATGGCAGATGATGCTATTGATTCTGCAGAATTAGCAGATGGCGGTATCGATTCTGTACATCTAGCATCAGGTGTAGGAGGTAAAATCCTTCAAGTTCAAACTGCGTTAATAACCGCTGTAGAGACAATCAGTTGTGATGCTGATACCACAAGTGGATTCAGTACAGTAGCAGTAACAATTACACCAACAAGTTCAAGTAATAAAATTCTGCTTAGTTTCACGATAAATGGTGAAGGTAACGCTGCTAATGAACAAAAATTTTCAATTACCGTAAGGAAAGCTATATCAGGTGGAGCTACAACAATTCTTCCTGCAGCTGCAGGTAGTAGAACACAAGTATTTGCTTTAACTGGTGACCTGACAGATGACGCAACATATACACCTAGTACTTTCTCAGTAGTTAATTATCCTGATCCAGCTGGTGCTACAAGTGCAATAACATATACTGTTCGATTTATGTATCAGTACGCAGAGGCTTCAGCAGGTACTTACTATTTAAATCGTAGAGCTGCTGCTGATACTGACGCAGCAGGAATTCCTAGATTTAATAGCTGGATTACAGCAATGGAGGTAGCAGCCTAATGGCCGAACTAAAAATTAAAGCGGACTCAGGCGGTGGAACCGTCTCCTTTAAAGGTCCGTCTACAACAACAAGTAATGCTGCCGTTCAGCTCACTCTTCCAGTGGATGATGGGACAGCAAACCAAACTTTAACAACAAACGGTTCAGGAGTTTTGTCTTGGGCTGCACCTGTTATAGCAGATGACTCACTAACTGAAGCTAAGTTAGACATCCACGCAGCACCTAGTGGTACTGATAAATTCCTTGGATATACCAGTAACGGTATGGAATGGGCTACAGTAACATCAGGATGGAACTTAGTAGGATCATCTAATACTTCCGTAGGAACTGGAACTTCATACACCCACACTGGTATTTCTGCTACAGCAAAACAAGTCTATGTAGTATTTAAAGATATCAGTTATGATGGTGCTAACCACCATTCATTCCGAATTGGACCCTCAGGTGGTGTAGTTACTTCTGGTTATAACGGACAGTCACTTTTTGTCGGTAATAGTACTCAAGGTACAAACAATACGACAGATTGTTTTAGATTTATAGGTTCTGATAATGCTGCATACAGAGGAACTGGTTATATACATTTAATTAATTTCACCGGTAATATCTGGATTGCTTCTGGTTGGATGAGCTTGGCCAATTCATCCGGTACATCCGGCATACATTACTTCTTTAATGGACATTGTGACGTAGGTGGAACATTAGATAGAGTTCAATTTTACCCTGATTCATCCGCTAATCTGGATGATGGGGAAGTTACAGTTTATGAGATTTAATTAATTATGTATCACACAATATATGACGCTAAAACAAACACTTCTAAGCAAGTACCTTTAACCGACGCTGAAAAAGCTGAACGTACTGCTGGAGATGCTGAGTTAGCTGAAATCGCATACTCGATGAAAAGACAGTTAGCGTACCCTTCGGTTGGAGATCAATTAGACGACCTTTATAAGAAAGGCGCTTTCTCTACGGATATGGCAGCAAAGCTCACAAAAGTAAAATCTGACAATCCTAAACCATAATGGCAAAAGTAATAACAACTGAGTTACAACACTCAGGAGCTTCTGGAGCCAATGTAACTCTGGATAGTTCAAAGAATGTAACTTGTGAGAATAACTTACAAGTAGATGGTAATGTTACTGTAACTGGTACATTACCTGCTGATAAATTAACAGGCGCTTTACCTGCAATTAGTGGTGCTAGTTTAACAGGTATAAGTTCACCTGGTAGAGCTCATAATTTAATAATTAACGGCGCATTTCAAATCTGGCAACGCGGAACAAGTTCTAACTTGGTAGGTTATAGAACAGCAGATCGTTTTAAGACAAGCTTTGCTGGTACTCACGAAGACCCAACAAGGTCAAAGTTAGCTTTAACTTCTAGTGATACTGGACCTTGGGCTGCAGGATTTAGGAATGCTTATCGAATTACAAATGGTAATCAGACAAGTGTAGAAGCTGGTGATAAAATTAAAATTGAATATAAAGTAGAAGACCAAGATCTAGCTTGCTCAGGTTGGCAAGCTGAATCCACTTCTAGTTATTTGACTATGAGTTTCTGGTTGAGATCAAGTGTAGCTCAAACTTATTATGTAATTCTAGAATCAAAGCATGGGACTAGTAAGCAGTACAGTTTTGCTGCTACAATTTCTTCAGCAAATACTTGGACGAAGATTACTAAGACCGTACCAGGCCATGCAGATATATCCTTCGGTAATGATAATGGTGAAGGTATGGATATTTACATATGTCCTTTTGTAGGTACTGACGAAAGCACTTCAGGACATACTTTAAACTCATGGAAAAATACAAGTGGTTCTGATCAAGTTCCAGATATGACAGACACTTGGTATGATACTGATGATGCAACATTTGACTTAACAGGACTTCAATTAGAAGTAGGAGATACAGCCACTGACTTTGAAATGAGATCGTATGGTGATGAATTACTAAGGTGTTTGAGATATTATTATCGAACAGGACATGGGCAATCTATGGCGAATGATACCGCTATTGCTCAAGGATATAATAGAAATACTACAACTGGTCAATATACTCACACCTTCCCTGTACCTATGAGGGTGCCTCCTACAGCTATAGAATCGACAGGAACAGTAACTGATTACAAGATTTCCCAATTAGCTACAGGTACTGTTTGTGATGCAGTACCTACTTTCGATACTGCGAACACTTTACAAGCACATATCTATTTCACTGTGGCAAGTGGTTTAACAGCAGGTTACGGTAGTCGTGCTAGTACATATAATGGTGCTGGTAAGTACATTGCATTCTCAGCAGAACTATGAAGTATAAAAAACTTACTAAAATCAATCCAGATGTGCAAATCTATGCACGTATTGAGGATGATGGAAAGTCTTACATTAATTGTAATGACCAAAACCCAGACTTTAAAGCTTGGGTAGATGCAGGTAACACACCGGAGGCAGCAGATTAATGGCA